TCTACTAAATTGAACTGCTAGTAAAGCTCCATTAGATGCTAAAGTTCCACTAATATAAGAAACAGGGATTTCATAATAACCTGAATCAGCAGTTACTGCTCCTGTTACTTGGAATTGATTAACAACTGTACCTGTATCCCTGCTATATATAGTAATAACACCTCTTGCTGAGGTTGTTGTTGAGTCATCCCAAGTATCATACCAAGCAGTTTGAGAATTACCTAATTGATCAACATTATCTATAAAAATAGCTGTTACTGAACTAATTGTACCACTATTATATTTTAATATTCCAGCTCCTGGGTCAGAATCAGCTGTGTTTGTAGAGAAATTATAAGGTACTCCTCCTTTTTGTCCTGTAGCACCTTGAATACCTTGAGTACCTTGAGTACCGGTAGCCCCTTGCGGGCCGGTAGGTCCTGTAGGACCTGTTATACCTTGAATGCCTTGAGCACCAGTCGTACCTTGCGGGCCGGTAGGTCCTGTAGGACCTGTTATACCTTGAATACCTTGAGCTCCTGTTGCGCCAGTAGCCCCTTGCGGACCTGTTGGTCCAGTAGGTCCAGTTATACCTTGTATTCCTTGAGCACCAGTAGTTCCTTGAGGTCCAGTAGGTCCTGTTGGGCCGGTTATACCCTGAATTCCTTGAGCGCCAGTAGTTCCTTGCGGACCTGTCGGTCCAGTAGGTCCAGTTATACCTTGTATTCCTTGAGCACCAGTAGTTCCTTGAGGTCCAGTTGGTCCAGTAACACCTTGAATACCTTGCGGTCCAGTTGGCCCAGTAACACCTTGAATACCTTGCGGTCCGGTTGGTCCGGTAGGTCCAGTTATACCCTGGATACCTTGAATACCCTGAGCACCGGTAGTACCTTGTGTACCCTGAGGACCGGTAGTACCTTGAATACCTTGTATTCCTTGAATGCCTTGTGTACCTTGAGGTCCTGTTGTTCCTTGAGTTCCAGTTATACCTTGAATACCCTGTATACCTTGCGTACCTTGAGGTCCCGTTGGTCCAGTAGGGCCAGTTATACCTTGTATGCCTTGAATTCCTTGTGCACCAGTAGTACCTTGTGTTCCTTGAATACCTTGTATGCCTTGAGTACCTTGAGGACCAGTTACGCCTTGAATGCCCTGCGTACCAGTTGTTCCTTGTGTTCCCTGTGTTCCTTGAGGTCCAGTAGTTCCTTGTATACCTTGAATACCTTGGATACCTTGTGTTCCTTGTGTTCCTTGAGGTCCAGTAGTTCCTTGTATACCTTGAATACCTTGGATACCTTGGATACCGGTATTGCCTTGGATACCTTGGGTTCCTTGTGTTCCTTGTGTTCCTTGGGTACCGGTATTACCTTGTATCCCTTGAGTACCTTGGGTTCCTTGCGTACCTTGAGGTCCTGTTGTACCTTGTATACCTTGAATTCCTTGAGTTCCTTGGGTGCCTTGTATACCCTGGATTCCTTGTGTTCCTTGAGTACCTTGTATGCCTTGTATACCTTGTGTACCAATTGTACCTTGAGTACCTTGCGTACCTTGTATTCCCTGTATGCCTTGAATACCCTGTATACCTTGCGTGCCTTGAATACCCTGTATACCTTGGGTACCTTGTACACCCTGTGTACCTTGCGGTCCTGTAATACCTTGGATACCTTGAGTTCCAGTTAAGCCTTGTACTCCTTGAATGCCTTGCGTACCTTGCGTACCTTGCGTTCCCTGTGTTCCTTGTGTTCCTTGAGTACCAGTATTACCTTGTATACCTTGAGCGCCAGTTGTGCCTTGTGTACCTTGTATTCCCTGAATGCCTTGGATGCCTTGAGTACCTTGAGTACCTTGGATGCCTTGAGTTCCTTGAGGACCGGTAGTTCCTTGTATGCCTTGTATACCTTGTGTACCGGTTGTACCTTGAATACCTTGAATTCCTTGTGTACCTTGAATGCCTTGTATTCCTTGAGTTCCTTGAGTTCCCTGTGTACCTTGCGTACCTTGTATTCCTTGTATACCTTGGATTCCTTGAGTTCCCTGGGTTCCTTGCGTACCAGTGTTACCTTGTATCCCTTGAATTCCTTGAGTACCTTGAGTACCTTGCGGTCCTGTTGTACCTTGAATTCCCTGAATACCTTGTATTCCTTGTGTACCCTGGGGGCCTTGTATACCCTGTGTACCTTGGGTACCCTGAATCCCTTGAATTCCTTGAATTCCTTGCGTACCTTGGATTCCTTGCGTACCTTGAGGGCCAGTAATACCCTGGATACCTTGGGTTCCAGTTATGCCTTGTACCCCCTGTATACCCTGTATTCCTTGCGTACCTTGTATGCCTTGGATACCCTGCGTTCCTTGAGTCCCTTGAGTCCCTTGCGTACCTTGTATTCCCTGTATACCTTGAATGCCTTGCGTACCTTGCGTGCCTTGAATACCCTGTGTACCTTGAATACCTTGAATACCTTGTATACCTTGTGGTCCTGTAATACCTTGAATACCTTGAGTACCGGTAGTTCCTTGCACTCCTTGAATGCCTTGGGTACCTTGTGTTCCCTGTGTTCCTTGTGTTCCTTGTATTCCTTGAGTACCTTGTACGCCTTGAATCCCCTGAGTGCCTTGAGAACCTTGTATACCTTGTATACCTTGAATACCTTGAATACCGGTTATACCCTGTACGCCTTGTATTCCTTGTGTACCTTGTATTCCTTGTGTACCTTGTGTACCGGTAGTTCCTTGCACTCCTTGAATACCTTGTGTGCCTTGTGTACCTTGTATTCCTTGAGTACCCTGTGTACCTTGTATTCCTTGTATTCCTTGTATTCCTTGAATACCTTGTGTTCCTTGACTACCTTGAGCACCAATTATGCCTTGTACCCCTTGAATTCCTTGAGTACCTTGCGTGCCTTGTGGACCGGTAATACCCTGTACGCCTTGAATTCCTTGGGTTCCGGTTAAGCCTTGAATTCCTTGAATACCCTGTGTTCCTTGTGTACCTTGAATACCTTGTATGCCCTGTAGTCCCTGGGTTCCGGTTGAGCCCTGAACGCCCTGAGTTCCTTGAGGACCGGTAGTTCCTTGTATGCCTTGTATACCTTGTATTCCTGTATTACCTTGTATTCCTTGGGTTCCTTGTATTCCTTGGGTTCCTTGTATTCCTTGAATGCCTTGGATTCCGTTATTACCTTGAATACCTTGAATTCCTTGAGTACCTTGTATGCCTTGCGTACCTTGGATACCTTGGGTTCCGTTATTACCTTGAATACCTTGAATACCTTGAATTCCTTGAGTACCTTGTATGCCTTGCGTACCTTGGATGCCTTGAGTACCGGTATTGCCTTGAATACCTTGAATTCCTTGTGTACCTTGGAGACTAAGATTAGTTCTATATTTAAAAGTTCCATCCGTATCAGTTACTACTACATTAGTTTCAGTTGAACCTAAAGGTATAGCCGGAACGGCAAGTGATCCGGAAATAGAGAGAGATCCTGTAACTTGTGAATTATTTAGGGCCTTTAGGCCGTTACGGACAATAAATTCATTCGCCATGTTTATCTCCCTTAGTTCACTTTCCCTAAGGTAGGGGTTTTATATATGCTAATATATTATATAAATAGTTAAAATCTTGTTTATAGCTAAATAAATCACTATAGAATCCAAGGAGATTGTTTTATAACAAAAGTAGGATTCAATTTATTTTCAAGCTTTTCTTTAAGGTCAGTCTTAAGGTTTTTTACACCCTCTTCTCCTAGCATGTATTCAACCCACTGCTGTATTATAGGTGATGTTAAGTCTTGAAAAGGAATAAAGCTTCCAGAAGGTGATATCGGAAGTATCTCTTGAAATCCACCTACTGATCCACTAACAGACCCTATAGTTGCTCTAAGTTCGTAAAAAACTTTAGTAACAACATCATTATGTTCAGTCGATGTAGGGCTAACAAAAAGTGGATTAAACTGCCAAGTAAAGGTAATATCTGAAAGATTCAAAGCCATTAATTTTTATTTAAATAAGTCTATAAGTTGTTTTTATATTCCAAGTATCTCCATTTATTGTTGCTCTTAATAAAGCATTAGCACCACTTAAAGCTACACTCATTGTAACAAGTGTAGTACTTCCAATGTCTGTTGTTGAATTATCAGTAAAGTTTACATTACTACCATCCCAGACAGACATCACTGTACCAGCTCGAGCATTACTTCCGCTTGAAGCTACATAATCAAAAAAACCAGCTCTAAATGAACCTGTGGATATATTGACAATTGTTGTTGTACCTACACCAGCTAAAGCTCCTTGAGCTGAATATAATGAAGATGAAATATTAAATACTGAAGCGGCAGAAGCTGAAGCAGCAGTTCCAAATAAAGAACCAGTGAATGATTCAGCTACAACATTTGTAGCTACTGTTAATGAGTTTAAAGAGGCATTTGAGCCACTTACGATGACTTTTTTCCAATTCGGCATAGTAATACAAATTTACACTGTGGTTAGATACATACACTTATGCCGTGTATATGCCTACTTCCTTTCGGCCTACAGTACTTTCCTTCATATAAATATCACAGAATCAGGGTAGCTTAACGTAATAGTCTTGAAGTTTTAGCACTAATTCAAATATCTTTTGAACCTGCTCTCCTTTGAAATGAGATTCTCTTATTAAATTTAACAAAGTCTCAACCTCAGGTTTATTAAGACTTAAGACAGGTAAAGGAGCCTTATGGAGCTCCTCTACACGTTTATTATTTACTACTACGTTATTTGCGTTAAAACCCATAACTACTCTTTTGAAAACTCTATTAAGAATATATCCAAATTGTTTCGTCATTACCTATAAATATATTACCTTTTGCAATGTACCTACCTGGTGCTGTTGTTGGATCTCCGCTTGAACCTAAAACCGCTGCTGCCATAAATGCATCAGGTGTATAAGTACTTTGATTGGCGGTAAATGAACCAGTTAATCCCCATCTTGTAGTTCCGCTATCGAATGCAAATAATTCGCCTACATTCTGTGTTCCTTGCTGTACTACGATACCCCCATCACCTGCTGCGTTTGATCCAGAAGCAAGAAGAATAAATCTATCTGCAACCTCAAGATTTGTTGTTTGTTGGAAGCTAGCAGTACCGAATACTGTTAAATTATTACTAACTACTAAATTGTTACCAATAGTAACGTTATTAGGTAACCCGATTGTTAGGGTTTGGGAGGCAGCTGATGTTTCTATTTCATTAGCTGTACCGGTAATTGTAAATACCTGAGTTAAAAGATCTACATTACCGCTTCCGGTTGAACCAGAGAAGTCTAATTCAGTTACAAGGCCGGTTAGTTGTGAACCGTCTCCTTTAAATGATCCGCTAAATGAACCAGTTAAGCTTGAATTTGCGCCTGTAAGTACTATCGATGTATTACCGGTTATTAAAGTACCGTTATCAAAGAGACTCGAATTGGTAAACTTATTATCTGTGTCATTCCACTTTGTAATAGCGTTTTGAGAAAGTTGAGCAGCACCGCTGACTTCTACTGTTACGTCAGTACTACCGTTGAAAGAAAAAGCATTAAGACCCCCGCCAGCTACTTGAGATAAAGTACCTTTTGTTCTACCTGCAATTGAAGCGCTTACGGCATGAGAGGCAGTAAGTATGCTATTCATACCTAGAGGGCCATCTACCCCGCTACTTAAAATATAAGAAGCAGTAGTTGCGGTAAATGAACCGGTACCTTGATAAGTGAATAAACCTGTAGTTGTATCATAAGAAACTATATTCGGCTTATTTGCATTAGTAAGTCCTAAAGCGTTTACCGAGCCGGTTACAGCTAAGTTACTACTAATACTTAAATTACTTAACTGAGCTACACTTCCCGATACTATTACTTTTTTCCAATTTGCCATTTTTCTGTCTTTTTATTTTAATAAATAGTTAATTTTAATCTAAACCTACATAAAGATTAGTTGATGTAAACCATATTCCTCCATTAGGTGCAGTGCCGGTAGGAATCGCTGATTGAGTCGCGAACTGTACAACACTTTCGCTTACTGTAAATACAGGCTGTTGTGTCTGTTTATTTCTAACATAAAAATAATTGCTATATATGTCTACAATAGTAGCTGACCCGGTTACGAAAAAAGTACTACCTGTGTAAATTAAATCAGATGACGCTGTAGCAGCATTAGTCGAACCGTCAGAAATAATTAATCTACCAGGTCCTGCGTTGTTGATTGTATTAAAACCCTCCCCAGATGCGCCTACTGGTATAAATGCAAATTGATCTCCTTCAGCGGGGTCGTTACCTGCTGAAGTTAACTGTGATACTCCATAACTTTCGTAACCAGATTCAGGGGGTGCTACGCTTGTAATTTGTAGTAGTTTAAAGGTACCTGCTTCTGCAAGGCTTACAAGTTTTATTACTGTACCTACTGTTAGATTATCTAAATAACCTGAAAAACTTACGTTTGGATCATACGCAAAATTGTCGAACGATGCAGCAGTAGGAGATGATGACCAGTATTGATTTAGTTTAAAAAATCCGTTACCAGGATCTACTCCTGTATTTAAACTTGATGTATATTTCCATATAGCTAATTGTCCCCCATTCTCTGCACTCAGGGAAAGACCGTTTACAAATAAAGCGCCGCTTATATTTGTACTTCCTGTTACATTTAAGCTACCACTTATAATAGCGCTTCCAGTAAAAGGGAAAGATGATACGTTAGCAACATACGATGCTGTAAGAGCATAAGAAGCAGATATAGCATTTGAGATTGAACCGCTAAAATAAGAAGCAGTTAAAGCATGTGATGCTGTAAGAGGAACAAGACTTGTTAAATTTACTAAAAAAGTTGAACCGTCTCCTTTAGTAAATGTAATAGAAGGATTAGAAAATGAAGCTGTTGTAATTAAAGACCCTGTAGCCGCTCCTTGTATAACCGATGCGGTAGCAGCATAAGAAGAGGTCCCAAATAATGAACCGGTTAATCCTGCAAAGAAATTAACAGTATTTAAAAAGTTTGCAGATCCACTTACTCCAAGACTACCTGAAATAAGGATTGTACTACCGCTTACTCCATTTAGAGCGTAAATAATTCTGAGAACCTGTTCGGACTTAATTAATTGACCGGGGGATATACCGGAAGTTGATATAGTATCTGCCACTCTATGAAATTTGATTATAAATAGTTCGTTCCGTAACAATAAGAAACCTACCTTACTGCACCTGTTCGGTTGTAAATACTATTTTACATATATTATAAGTTTTTCCTGAAAGCTGTGCTAAATAGGCATTTAGCGAATCCGGAATAAGGTAACCGTTGACAGTTAAATCAAATTCAGTTCTTACCAATCTATCTTCACCTTGATCATAGACTTGCGCGTCATTAAACGTCTCAATTTTTGCAAGAAACTGAAATGAATCGGGGTCACCCCAGTATGAATTAGAAGCAAAATTTACAGCTTCTATCAACTTATTCATTTGTTCAACATAGTTTGTCCACATTATTACTGTATAATTTACAGTAACATAGTCAGGCGTAACTACAACCGTATATTCTTTCTGCGGCTTTTGATTTTGCAAAACATTGAAGTTATCATATACGTTTCTTTTTGAGAAAGCCTTTTCGTATAGTTGAACATTTTTAGCAACATTACCGTCTATTTTATTTCCGAGCGTTCTATTCTGTACAACTGAAGATCTTTTAAAAACTAAAAGAGGGGACATTATTTTTGCTACATTATTACGATAGTATCCGTCTTTTTGTATTGATTTCCATTTTTCAGGTGAACCGTATATAACGGGAACAAGTACCGTAGAATTGTTTTGAAATACCGTAAGCTTAAGAACGTTTGCAAAATGGTACATTATTGATTGATCAATATCTTTTAATCCTATTGAGTATTTTTTGTCTCCTGTAGGTTCAAAAGCAGTTTCATATGCCCTATTAAATTCAGGTTGTCCTGGTTTGAAAGGTTCAGAAAAAACTATATTTGGATTGCCATACTGCGGATCAGCAGGTATGATAAGTTTATTCATAAACTCCCTTCTATTCTCTGGACGTACTATTTGTGGCATATTAGAGTCTCTGTTGTGTTATACCTAATCTTTCAGGTGATGTCATATGGGTGGTTAGAATGATAGAAAAACTAGTACCAAAGTTGTTTAATCCTTCAGAGTAAGAATAATTGGGATCTTTTCCAAGGAAAAGCTGATTTTCGTTAGTATTATCTACTTCGTAATATAATTCGTTATACATAATAATATCACCGGTCTCAGGCACTATATTAGCTAATTCTAGATCTGGCTTTAAAAATCTAAAATCTACTTCCCTTCTACTATCAGGTCCGAAATTATTATCGGTAATTGTTGAGAAGTCGCCCCTGACTATTAAACAGTTTAAAAGTACCGGGCCGATATATTGCTTAACGGATGATTCGCCATAGATATTCGGAGGGGATGAGGGTATTACTATCTTATAGTAGCCTATTTGCTGGGTTACTACGTTATTTACAAACTCGCCGGCTACGCCAAGTTGCATTATTGCATCTCTTACTGAACCGAATAGTGCCATAGTTATCCGATATATACCATTAACGGTATACTATTTAAAGTATCGTTAAGAGAATTGTTTTCAGACTGTTTTCTTTCAAGCTGCTTCTGTCTTGACATGTCTTCGAAGTCAAGCCGTAATTTTTCACGTAAAGCTACTTGCATTTCTTTACCACGTGAGATTAAATCAGCAAAATTGAGTGTAGCTTCTGCCCCTGGAATAAGTACAGTTTGGTATTTTCCGCGTATCAAACCAAGCAATTCAGAAGTAAGTGCAGCTGTATATTCTTTGATCCATTGTTTGCCCGGTTGATTAATATAGGAGTATGTGATTAGACCGTATGGAGCTAATGCTGCATTTGCTACTAGACCTTTATTACTGCCGTATGGGCTATTTTCTGTCAAAGACATAAGGTCTGATTGGAATGCATATTGAATTGAAATACATGAACGGTATCCGCCATAATTACTGCCTAGAGGTACTGGAGTAATTCTTAAGTTAGTTCCAATAAGCTCAAACGACCATTCAGGAAGCCGTACGTCATTTGACATTTCTAATTCTTGAATTCTTTGAATATCCCAAAATACAGGATAATAAGTAGCAGCGTTGTTCCCTCCACCCATAGCTCCGTATCCGCCCCAACTACCAGGCCATGCACCCGATCCACCTAATTGAGGATAATAAGCACCATACCCGTATCCGTAAATCGCAGGCGGTGCTTGATACATTATTCTTTGAATTACTATTCTATCTCCCGGACTCATACTCTGTGATGCTACTGCCCAGTCGTATACGTTATAGTTTTGCTCTCCAGATATAAGTTCCAACGAACCACTTCTCCAACTTATAAATCCACCTACTCCTGCTACTTGACCGTAAGTTTCGGCTATATTAACCAGGTTGGTTAAGTTAGGCGAGACTACAATACTGTTTAATAGAGAGGAAGTCGGCTGTCCTTCAAGCGTTAGGTAATTGTCTTTTATCTTAAGTTGATATAATTCTTCGGCGTAGATTGAAACGGCTTCTTCAAAACAAGCGTAAATCGATCCGGACTGTAGTTCAACGTCGAGTACGGGATATCCTAGTTTCCATGCACAGTAGTTTGCTACTTTTGGTCCATCGGTTTGATAATCTGCGTCATTATCGTAAAATCCAAATGGGGTACTGCCTGAAATTGGCCCTGGATCGCCGTTATAAATTATTGGATTAGCCATTTTTTAATCTCTATGATCTAAATAAATTTTCAAAATATCTTCAACGATTGGATCGCGATGATTAGTTTTCAGAGTTACAACTGAAAAACCTATTACGTTGGTCAAGTTATTACATATAAATCCAAAACCTGATAATTTTTTATCTTTTAAATCAATCTGTGCAGTATCACCACATATAATCATTCTTGATCCTTCACATATTCTACCAAGAATTAGCTCCATCTGCCTGTGTGTAATATTTTGGCCTTCGTCTACTACTACACAGCAGTTTGTAAGATTCCTGCCTCTCATAAATGCTACCGGAATAACCTCTATTCTACCTTCAATAATTTCTCTATCTATCTTTTCCTTATTATAGAGCCTATACATATTATCGTATATAGCTGCTGTATAGGGAGCTAGCTTAGCGTCTTTATCTCCGGGCATAAAACCTAATTCTTCTCCAGCAGTTACGGCAGGTCTAGTTAGTATTACCTTTTCAACCTGTCCGGTAAAGAGTAGATCGAGTGCAGCTTGAGCAGCTACTATCGATTTTCCTGATCCTGCACTACCTTTTAGTACTGTTATCTTGTTTTCAAGAATAACTGATTTCGCAACTTTCTGTTCTTCATTAAGTGTAACCTGAAATTTAATTGGATTCTTAAGTTTTTTCTTTCTTGTAACTGTTGTTGTCACCATGCATAGACCGTTTGATATAAATAGTAAGCAAAAGAGAATAAAAAACCCTCAAAAGAGGGTTCTATATTATATATTTTCAAGGATTTATATTAGGGGTGGGGGTATTGATAAGAACCTGAGTAGAGAACGGCGATACCGGATGACTGTGAGACTTCAGTAATTGCGCCGAAAATACCGTTACCGGCTGTAAATGATGCGCTAATCGGTCCTCCAGTTAGACTGCTGAATGATATTATTGCGGTAGTATTTGTTACTGGTAGATACCAAAATGCATCAGCTTTTGTATTTATTGATCACTGACGATTGTACCACCGTTTAATCCGTATGGATCTCTGCTTAAATCTAACAGAGTAGGCATTAATAATTTTAATATAAATAGTAGATATAAGTATAAAAAAAACCGGCCTTACAGGGCCGGTCTTTATTTTTTAAGCTAGTCTGAATTAGCTAGCTTGAGCTACGTTTAAGTTAGCAACGTATACCTTACCGTAGTATTCAGGACGAATCATCTTCTTAGCGTAGCGAGTCATAATACCTTTTCTTGGTGTAAAGGTATCTGGATCGTACACTAGAGGTGTCATAATTAACGGTACGTATGGAGCGTAAACGGCACCACACTCTAGGAATTGGTTACCACGGAACCCTAATAGAATAGTGTTCTCGGTCATATAAGGGTTCTTGTAAACCTTATAACGACTGTTTAACTGACCAATTTTCTGAACGCCGAATGCATATTTCATAGTATCTGCAGCACCATCAGTATCAGCTGCAAATCCAGGAATAGATTCAAGGATTGTAGCTACAGTTGGTGAACATACTAGGAAGTTAGCACCGCCACGTAAAGTCAGTTGGTGGATTTTATTAGATACAGCTTGAAGCTTAATACCTAAAGTTTGGAACCAAGACATCTGGTTATAGTAAGCACCAGCAGTATTGCTAGTGTAAGCAGTACCAGCTGCGTTAATTTGGTTACCAATCTGTGCAGACCAGTTTGCAACTGTCTGAGCATTCTCGATTAACATATCGAGGATCTCGAGATCGATCTCAAGAGAGATATACTCTGAAAGCATACCGGTTAACTCTGCTTCAGCATCAAGAGAATGATAAGCATTCAAATCTTGAGCGAATTCCGGAGTCCATTGTGCTTTCAACTTACGTGTCTTAGCTGAGATGGTCTCTGACTTCATCTGAACGTTAATCTCGGGTATAACGATCTGAGTTGAAGAAGCAGCGTTCGGATTAGAGAATGGTGTTGGTGTATCGCCAGGAGCATCTTCAAAATCACCGCGAGTTTGGAAATTGGTTTGCTTATTGTAGAATACAATAATCGAACCGGTTACAGCATCGATAGCTGCTGCATTTGATCCGCTTACATAGAATAAGATATCGCCACCGGATAAAGTAGTAAAATCATTAATCAAAGTAGAAGGGGATAGTATAGCAGAGCTAGCGCTCAATTCGAAAGCACGGATACCGTTAAGGTCAGGGGTGCTTAAAGAAGCAGTAGGAACTGCGATCTGAATCATCTTGCTATCTACAACAGACTGAGAGTAGTCATTGTTGAAGTTAACGTTAGCAAAAGTTGCGGCAGTTGTTACAACTGTACCTGCAGAAGCAGAAAACTGGTTGATAGAATATCCGTAACGGCCTTGACCATAAAGACCACCAGAGGCTAAGTTACCGAATCCGCTAGTAGCTGTTTGGTTTAGAGTACCATAAACAGATTGTCCCTTTACGAAAGGCTTAGGGATGTTGTTACCATACTGGAAATCTAAGTAGAATACTAGACCAGCAGGAAGGTTCATTGGCTGTACGCTAACGAACTCTTTAGATGCAATTTGTCCGAAGATCTTACGAACGAGAGGTAAAGCTACACCAGCCCACTGCTCACCATTACCAGGAGTAAAAGTTGCACCGTTGGTTACGCCACCACCAGTTGTAGAAGATTCAAGTACGAGTTGTTTTGCTTGGTTTTCAAGAATAACGGCCATATTAGTTCGGTCGTAATCTTTCAAACCCTCGAGTAGGCCGGACTTAGCCCACTTCTTAGCAAGTTTCTGACTAACCCCCATTTGATCGGTATATGGGTTAGCGCTTTCTAAAAGGGAATTAACTAGGTTTGACATTTTTTTAATGTTTAGTTTAGAGATTGTTATTTTTTTATTCCAGCAAGCTGTTGCCATCTTGATACAAAAGCATCGGCTTCAACAATCGGACGAGCTGGAGCGCTACCGATTGGTTTTGATGCAAAACCTACGGATTCTTTAAGTGAAGTTTTTTTAGCTTCTACACTAATTGACTCAAGTAAAGTTTTGTAAGTATTCTCAACCTCTTTGATTGTTGTTGTTCTGTCAAATGCGTTGATTACTTTCGTTTTTTGTGATTCAGAAAGATTTTTTGCCTTGAATATTTTATTTACATATAGAAGTTTTGCACTGAAAAGATTGATTTCATTAAGTTCGGTTTTAAGTGCTTTTATCGTTTTAACAGCTTCATTAAGCTCTTTCTTTATTTCTTCAACCTTGTAAGTGCTTTCGGCT